CTGTAAAAGTCGGCAGGTTCACTACGAGCAACATTCTGCAAATAAGCAAGCACACTATCACCTGCAGCATGAACATCAGCACCAACAATAGTTTTACCTACAGCAACACCAGAATACTCGCTAGCACCAAAACCGTTAGCGTTCAAAACCTTTTGAATCCTCGAACCTGTGTCCTGCACTATCCCCTCAGTGCCAGCATCAAAAGTCAGATTATTTATCTTAAAAATCTCATCTAACGCCATGACAGTTGCTTGACCGTCAAGGCCTGCTTCATCGAAACTAAACTCCCAGCCCTGCACAAAGCCTGTAAACTGTCGAATGCTATTGCTAGACACACGGAGCCTCCCCCCAGGCTGAATCATCGTGTAACCGCCTGCACCATACCAAAGAGGCGAGCTAGTGTTCAACGGATCAAATACACGATTGTTATTGACAAAAGTGACTGACACGCTACCTGCAGGATAATCATCCATAACACGAGTAATGCCTCGACTTATAGAAACGCTTTGAACATACTGTGTGACATCAACGAAACCGCTACTGCCAAAAGATAGTTCAACAACATAAGTAGGCAACGCCATTATTAGCCTCGACCTACAGTTGCAAGATTGAACGGCAAACTACCATTAGTTTTTAGATACTTGCCTAAACTATCGACAATAACTTTTCCATCTACATTTGGAGCGTTAATTGTTATGTTATTAGTAATGCCATACTGTTCACGCAATTTGGCTTTTTTACTTGCAGAGAAATTAGGGTCATTTAAAAGTTTTTGAACTACATCGCTCGAAAGTTGACTTTTATCAGGTTGAGAACCAACTCCAGCTAATCCAAATGTTTCAAACATAGAGAAAGCCCTGCCAAAATTTACTAAACCAGCTGTAATACCCGCAATAGGTGCAATAGGACTACTGGGAGAAGGAGTCGGAACATTATTTTTACCTTGAATTATTTGCATCGCTGTAACTAATGAGCCAATTGCTTTACCTGCCGAAGCAAGCATCAAAATGCCCTTTAACGCAATCAATGCAGGCAACGCTTTTATAAGATTTCCTGCAACAACAGCGAAACCTTTCATCGCATCACCATTACCAAACAAAGCAAAGAAATCTCTAACACTGCCGATAGTTTGCATGACAGCATCTTTAATATCTGTAAAAGTTTTTCCAGCTTCAGTTTTAGGGTTAGAAACATCATCAAGGAACTTACCTACCTGATCTATAGCACCACCAGGTTCCATCATCTTATTTATAAAGTCTGTAAGAATCGGCAAAATAATTCCGCCAAGTTTTTCTTTCAAATCATCCATAGTTTGATTCAACTTGTCAAATGGTGTTGCTTGAGCTGCTGCAGTTCCTTCAACTATTTTCTTTAAATCGCCAAATAAATCTTTAGAACCTTTAAGTTTAGGAAATAATTTAGTCAATGCACCAGTCTGACCGTTAAATGCTTTACCTAATGCAGCCGAAACTGTTGCCAAAGGTTTTTGTGCAGTTGCACTAGCATCAACAGCAAGTTTCAAAAGTTCTTGTGACTTCTTTACGCTACCTGTATCACGAGCAAGACGAGCCTGAGCAGGTCTAAGTTCATCATCAACAATACCCACCTGTTTAGAGAGAGTTTGAATAAACTTGTCGTTTGCTTTAGTCTGTGCAGTAGTTGCCTTAGCATTCTTAATCAACTGATTATTAAGCAACTGTGTCGACTTCTGATCCATAGAAGCAGCCTTAGCCGCATCCACCAAATCGCTTGTAATCGACTTTAAACTCAAACCGATACCGACAGCACCAAGAGTTTTAGTCAGCCCAGAAAAACCTTTCTTAGCCTTCTTCAAACCTGAATCGTCAAACTTAGATAAGAGCTTGATAATGACTGACATTAGTTCAACTTCCTGTTAACTTTGCGAGCATAACGCTCTAAAATCAATTTTACTTCCGCCTGAGCATCATCAATCTTGTCCTCAACATTCGGGTAAACAAAATTGTTGAGATTACGTTCTTTCAACACACGAATCATAGTTTGACCTTGAGTTGTAACCCTGTGCTGCCTTCTGCCACCTTTATATGCATACTCGCTAGTAATCTTCTTAGCTTTACGCATTGCACCTTTACCAGCAACATCAGCAATAGCGGTCATAGGCGAGTTCACCCAAATAGAAACAAGCGGTGTAATAGCTCTAGAAGTTGAGCGACCTGAACGAAACTTTGTCGTCACACTCTTAGCAGGTTTACCTGCACCCCACGCCAAACGACCTGTAGGATTGGCAGTTTTACTCATACCCGATAGAGGTGCAGTAGTAGGAATGCTTTGTTTGATAACAGTGACAATCGGTTTAGCAACATCTTTAGCATCCTTGACTAAAGCCTTACGCATACCAGGTTGCAGATGGTCAAGTTCACGAAGTAAACCCTTGACATTGTAGACAACAGACTCAGCCATTTTCACTCCGCTGATGTTGCAACGCAAACAACATAGTGTTTATCATCCGATCACTTTCCTGCATCAAAACTGACGGTGCAATCCCAGTCGCAACAGCAAGATTAGCAATCAGCCAATGATAAGAATCAACACCAAGGCTGCTTATTCTTTTGGGTCAACAACCTCAACTTTAGCGACAAGCTCAATCCAATCATCAAAAGTCTCACCAGTTTTCTTTAGCCTTACAACCGCAAGCCATGCAAGATAAAGAAGGTGAGTAACTTTCTCAAGTTTGTCAATACCAAGATTGAAATGTGTTTCCCATTTCACTATGTCACCTGCACTAGACAACACTTCAACAACCTGACCGTCAGATAACTCAATGCGTAGTGTGAGTTGATTCATCGTTTAGACAGTTCCCCTAGTGACAGTTCCAGTTGTCGGCCATGTGACAGAGAAAGTCGCCAAGTCACCAATCTGACCTGAAACAGGTGTCAAATCTGTGACTAAACAAATCGCAGTGTAGGCAGGGTTTCCTGCACCAATAACACCTGTAGTCGGTCGAATTGCTACAGTCGCATTTGTACCAAGCAAAGGCCAAAGAGTAGGGTCAACAGTTGAAGCAGCATAATCCTGATTGAACTGAAGTGTAAGTGAACCCTCTTTCAAACCTGCAACACGAGTCACCCAAGTGCTACCAAAAGCGGTAGTTGTAACATCGTTAGCTGAAGCCTTTAGTTCTACCTGTGTTAGGTAAGGGTTTAGAGCAGTAGATCCATTGACTGAAACAAAGAAGTCTGTTGCGACAAAGATAGCCATATATTTTCCTTAGCTTGCGTAAACTTGAACCGAAAACTCGGCACTAAAATAGTCTATTCCATTGACAGACACGGCACCGATGTTTGATAATTCACTTACGAACACATCAAACGCTTTACCGCCCAAAGTTCTATCAATCTCAATCGCATACTTGATTGAACCTGCACCTGGAGCGACCAAAACATCCAGAGCCTTCTGTGCTGTACGCTCTGAAACACGACCTACAACAACAGTGACCTGAAATGTGTAGAGCGACATTGAACGCTGATTCTGCTGATTGTATTGAACCTTAGACAGTCCTATCATCGCCATAGGAGGATTCACTACATCAGGCAAAGTCTCAACAACACGCAAACCCCTAATAGTTTTCAGGTTATTTGCAAGGCCTGCACGAAGTTCGCTAATAGAACTCACTTATGCACCAGTTCTCAAAAGTCTAAACGGATTGATTAGCTGTGCCACATCACCATCAATGTTGCTGCCTACACGCATGATTCCAATATCGCTCACACCTGCAACACCAAGAGGCGACTCTAAACGCTTGAACAGGCGTGAGGCTTGAATGATACAAGCAAACTTTACAGGCTCAGGCACCGTAGGCCAACCCCAAGTCCCTGTTACCTGTACGAGGTTAGATTCTTGCCAAGTCGGAAAGAAATAGTTATATACGGCAGTCAAACCTGTAATCGGCTGATACGCACCGTTAGCATTAGTGTTTGCAGGGATAGTCTGAAAATCTGTGTTCGCCCAAATCTGATTGTAAGTAATCGGATTGCTCTGAGCAGTCCTCAACTCAGTAATACTCTGGCAGTCATCAATCCAACAGTTGTAGGCATCGTTAGCTTTGAAATAACGAACCTCACCAGGCTGACCTGAATAAAAGTAGCGGTTACAGTATTGATCAATCATGCGAGATGCAGCGTTTATGCTGTTCTCGATTAGAGCGTCATCGATTGTGTCAGTAATTCGCAGGCTAGCCTTGACATCTGCAAGAGTGCAATATCCATTAGTTACAGCCAAAATAAACTCCTAAAGTCAATCTCTAGTTTACTTTAGTTATCTGAACAAGAATATCGTCAGATCTACCCTTAACCGCAGTCAAATCATAAACTTGCACTGGTAAACCTGTAAAAGCAAATATCTTCTCTGCCAAAGAGTCTGCAACCTCAATACTCAAAACATCCTCAATAAAATACTTGCCACCAATAATCAAATAATCCCATAAGTTATAGAAAGCCGTAATCTGTGCTTCAAGCGTATGCGAACCATCATCAATAATGTAGTCAAAGATTCCAGAAACTTTATCCTGAACCTCAGCCTGCTTAGTGGCATCACACAACAAGACCTCAAAACCATCAACACTAAAAGTTAGCCTAGACAAATCAATATCCAAACCAACGATGCGACTATTAGGCAAATAGTCTGCCCACATCTTCAACGAATGCCCAGCCCAAACACCAACCTCTAGTAAAGACTTACCCTCAGCTGCAGGAATCTCTCTCGAATAAACATCTATGTAACTGTGAGCAGTACCCTTGTCTCCACCACCATCAGACATCTGATAAGGCTCATACGCTTCATGCAAAGATTTCAAATCAGTCGCTCAGTCCAAGTCTTAGGTGTCAAATCCGACACAATCTCAATCGGCAAATGATACTCAAACTCNTTCACCCGAGGCCTAATCCACTCAACTAAATCACGCAAACCCTGATCTAAACTCACAGAAGTTTCATAACCCAAAAGTTCTCTAGCCTTATCAGAACTACATAAAGCGACAGCAACCTCTTGAGGCCTGCCAGGCATAAAAATAGGGTCAAGCTCGAACCCAATAATGTCTGCAAGTCTTTTAGCAAGT